GTCCTCGTCCTCCCAGCAGATGGTGTGCGCCAGGCTGCTGGTGGATGGCGAGTTGAGCACGCGCGCGAGGTCGGGCTGAAAGAGATCGGTCGGATCATCGGTGAACTCCGTGGCGTTGCCGATGACCGTATGAGCAGCACAGTCACGAATCATCGTGTTGCTGATGATGTTTGCCGGGAACATGCCTGCCGTCAGTACACCCCAGTCCAGCACGTCCGAAACACGACGGAATACACGATCATTAGCTCCGGCCTGAATGTCTGCAACATCCCCCGTCGAGTTCACCCCACGAGCTACCACCGATAGCGCCGAGCTCTGTCGAAATTTCGCGTTCGTAACCTGGTTGTTAGCAATCTGGTTTGTAACCAACTGAGCAGCCACTATATTTCCAGCAACACGGCCCACGACCGTGTTTGTACCGACAGACATGTCTGTCGGATCAGCCGAACTAGCTGTCGGATTAGCTTTGATCGTGTTAGCCGCCATGTTGGAGGCTTTAGTGTTGTCAATCGAGTCGTCTTGAACGGTGAAAGACCACTCCTGCTCGTTGTTTGCAGCGTCATCCGCAATAGACGGCACTATCGTAGGTGTGTTAACTAGATTGATATTACCGCGAGCAGTTTGCCCCGCATTATTTAGGCGGATTCCGGCAAACAGGGTATCGTTGACGTTAGCCCCTGCCGAAATAGCTCCTGTAAGAGCTGCACGTTGTGCAGTGATTTCTAACTCATCGTTAGCCGAATCGTCTGTCACAGAAAACGTGACAGATGTTGAATTTAAAAAATTCAAGTTTGTGCGATCAGCTCGTGCCGCATCGTTGTTTCTGATGCCCGCGAACAGAGTTGAATTAGAGTTGGTTGCTGCGGAAATTGCACCTGTCAGCGCGGCACGCATGAACGTGTCAGAAGCATACGGCACACTGGTTGAAGCATGTGTGGACAACGTAGCCCATTCGAGCGCGGTGTTGGCAGAGTTGACCCGAAGGTATTGGAAAACTGCCGCACCCGCCAGGAACGCTGGAACAGCACTAGCGTTGGTTGCATTAACTAAAACACTTTTAGCTGCAGCTGTTCCGAAAGTGGTCGTGTTACTATTCTGAGGAGCAGTAATTGCGCCAGTTAGGGCAGCACGCTCCATAGTGACTTCACTCTCATTATTTGCAGCGTCGTCCGTGACAACAGCGACAACGGACGAGGTACTGATAAAATTAAGAGCAGCGCGCTGTGTCTCGTCGGTTCCGTTATCTCTAATCGTGTGCGCGGCGATACTGGCAAACGTTACGTCAACTTCACCGTCCCCAGCATCGTCGACAACAGTAATCGTAACGTTACTGCCCTCGATCAGGTTTACTCTTCTACGAGTACCAACGTCCGCGCCGGTATTCTTTCGAATAGTCAGCCCGTTCCACGTGCCTACTCCAGAGGCGTACGTGAGCCCTGTTCCGAATAGTGTAGTCAACGGATGAGCCGTAGGAACTGCGGGACTGCCTGTTACGTTTGCCAACACGGTGTCGGCAGCAATTACCGGAAATGCAGCTAGGTCCAAAACTGCCCATTCGAGCGCGGTGTTGGCAGAATTGACCCGAAGGTATTGGAACGCTGCCGAGCCGGCTAGGTACGCAGGAACCGCCGTAGCGTTAGTAGCATTAGCAAGAACAGATTTGGCAGCGGCCGTGCCGAACGCAGTCGTATTAGAGTTGAGAGCAGCAGTAATGGCTCCAGTAAGAGCTTCGCGCTGAAAGCTGATCTCCACTTCATCGTTAGCTGTGTCATCAGTACCTGCTGCTACAATGCTTGTAGTACTAAGAGCATTAATGTTCCTACGAGTTCCGATCAGGGACCCGTTGACCCGCGTACCCAACCCATCCCAATTTAGCGTAGCCACGCTAGGCGGAATGATGGCAATATTTACACCGATCGTTCTTCCGTTACCGCTGCCTGCGTACGTGTACGCTCCGATGTCCTCGCTAGACCCCCTGATCTGCCGATGGCAATAAGCCAACAGGTTATCAATGTTACCCGTACCGCTAGCTACAGAAAACTGTCCGGTCCCAACGTAGTTTGTTGGAAACGCCGAAACCACGGAATCTTCAGTCGCAGCACTGAGAAAAGACAGATAAAGATAATTGGCTTCAGTGCTTCCATCGCCAGGAACAGGCGTTACTGAAGCGATATCGTTAGTAGTAGCTCCTGTGCTGTTTTGCAACGAAAACGCACTGACTGTCGGCAATTGCGTCTGATGGGCATCGTTGATAAATACGATGCGAGTACAGATTGCATTACTTGCCGACAGGTTAATGACAATCGGGTCAGTTTGATCCGCAACTGATTGTGTAACATCCGCGGGGGCTAAGTAATACACAGTCATTCGGTGACTGGTCCCAAGCCCGTTGCCTAACGCTTGCCAAGGCCTTTCGTTAGGAGTAGATGAGACACTCGACGTGCCACCATGGCTAATTACCAATAAAGCTGCCTGACCCGGCTCGATCGCAGGCATTACGATGTTATGCGTAGTGTTGCTAACATCGATAGCGGTATTAGCGCCTGGTGGTTCCACTACCTCTGGAAAAGGACCATTGCTGACAGCAGAGCTGATAGAAAGTCTAGTTCCAGCAAAATCGGACAGCGACCACGCTCTAGCTTCTTCTGCATAATCAAAGAGATTAGCTACAAATGTTTCCGCTGGTATAGCGCTACCAGCAGACAGCCGAAGTTGACCCGAAACTTCAGGTGCAACTACCCAGTGAATCGCGGCACTACGAGGAGAAGCAGAAAAAGTCCAAGCTGTTGCATCAAGTGAATCGTCACGCAGTTGCTGAGCTCCATAACCAATGCCCAGGTTATTTCCGGCTGGAGTGCCTGCAGCCTGTAGTTGTCCCTGACCAATTGTAAAATCATCAGGGAAGTCTGTGACAGTGACTGACGAATTGTTGTATCCAACAAAAGCTCCCCAGAGACTGTTAGCCTCTCGCCACGGGGAAATAAGAATTCCAACATCTCGGGAAGAAAGACTGGTCGTGCTCTGAGCACTTCGACATTGACCTGCAAGATCGGGATTAGACCCACGAATATGCCAGACGTGAGCAAGCAATGCGGATGAGGTGCTGAGCGTTATGCTCAAGGTGTCACCCGGATCGTTAGCGAGGTCATCGTCCAAAATCAGTTCAATGACTTCGATTGAACCAATTCCGTCGTTAGTAGAACTCTCTCCACCCATGTATGCCCAGTCGGTAGGCATCACTAGAGCAGAAACACCCGCATTTAGAACTGCGATACGCATTGCGATGACAATGCGATCCCGAGCTTGTCGATCAGTAGGCATTGTTACTACCTGTGACAATGCCGCGGTGGGATTAGAGTCGTTGTACTCCGTTACGATCGTTGGAAACGGAGATAGCTCGTTAGTTACGTCAAGGACGTAGTCCAACCCGTCGCCGGCAAATCCCGCCCACCCCCAAGTGGTTCCGGGGGCCGTAATCGATAGTACGTTACCAAAGAAAACGCCGGCAGGAAACCCTCCCACTGGGAAGGCTCCGCCGGCAATTCCTGCGATGCGCGCAATGCTGCTGTAGGCGTCAATCTCGACACCTCCCGACACAGACAGCCCCGCAGTTCTGAAGTCTGGTGCGTTATACGGAGTAGACACGATTCACCCTTAAGGGTTCAGAGCCGCATCTAACTCATCATGCAATTGCTGCAACAGCGACCGCTGAGACCCGTACACGTCGTACCGAATAAAATGCCTGTCTGGAATTCGGTACCTGAAAATATTTTTATGGTCGTCGTCCGTTAGTGTGGCAACATGGGCTGCCCACGTTACGGGGTCACTAACTTCAAGCTGATCCATCTCGTGGACTAGACGCTTGACTAACGTCAATAAATCCGGGACCAAACCCGCGGTTGCGTCTTGAGTAGTGTCTAACTCAAAGGGTGTAACTAAAACAACTCGACTGAGTTCTTCTGACGTCGGCCTAGGGCTACGTGGAAAAGGCGACCGAGCCACTGGTTTTAGTGCCTTTGTCGTGAAGCTTCATTCTTGGCCGCAATGGCAATGTCGATCGGAGAGAGCTTAGCCCTAGCATACTCTTCCGCTGTAATTAGACCCAACTTTAAGGCGATGTTACGTCGAGCTAGATGCTGATTAATCTCTGTCTCCCGAGCTCTCTGCTGAGCCTCAATATACGCGACGTTGTTCGCAGCGTCATTTCGATTAACGAGCTTTAGGTGATCTCGTTTAGCGATCAAAGCATCTAGCTCACGAGTACATGCTTGGATTTCTCGGTTAGCCTGATTAACCTGCTCTGCTATAGCATCACGCTTAGCTTGAACTTGCGAAATTTTCTCGGTCAAGTCCTGAAGCTCGGCCTCGTACTTGGCAACCTTAGGATCCTTGAGCACGTCTAACAGAGCGGCTCGACTAGCTTCTTGCTGAGCTTGTCGTTCTATTTCTCGTTGAACGGCTTCTGCAAATTCTGGATCGGCTTCGAGATCCTTCTCTACTTCCAAAACAGATTCTGCAGAAACCTTACTCTTATTCTTGCTCATATGGGTTGTATTCTCTCTATTACGAGTTATCGTCACCGAGGTGGATGTACGCGATATTGATCTTGCCGTCCACAATCAAACTGGCCGCTGCGGTCAACGTTGCGTCCGTAATGAAGCAGTTGAAATTTAGTTCCAACGCACCGTTACGGTTATCAATCACGGTGAATGCACCAGCTGCACCAGCGTATCGGGTGTACGCTGACACGCCGTTAACTGCCGTTGTAAAGGCAGTGGATGGGACAAAATCAACTTCGCCACCGCTCAGGGTAGCGTCTGCGGTTGGTGCAGATCCGATCGCCAAGTTACCAGCAAAAGCATCTGCTAGACCAGCACCGCTTTTTGTCAAACGAAGATAAGCAGCAGCGCCCAGGAAAAGTAGATCGCCGTCCGGAAAATCCGCGATCACTGCAGTTCCGAAACCGTTAGCCGCACCAGGATCTGTAATCGGAACTACCAATCCACGCACCGGAATAGTTAGTACGTTGGTAGCGTTTCTTACTGGAGCCGATACGTGGTACCGACGCCGAGTGTAAGGTGAACCTTGAGGCATTTTCTTGATCCTTTCAGCTAAGGGCCTGGTGGGAGCAGGCCCTCAACCTACAGTGAATTAGAACTCGCGCGTCCGAAGGTAAGCGAACGGAATGTGCTTACGGGACTGGGCTCGACGACTCCAGGAGTCAGCGTGAGCCAGGTTGTTGCTGGTCGCAGCGTTGGTGGGGCCACCCACAACAGGCGTACCGATAAAGGCATGGCCCATGGGGTGCACGCACCAGCGAACACGGTTCCACAACTCATCCGAACCAGAGCCGTTACCCGCTTCAGGCCTACGCACTAGCTCGGTTTGCTTGTCCCAAGTCGCATCGCCAAAGCGAAGGAAGCCAGGGCCAAACAGGTACGAGTCGTATACACCGGTAGACGGATTGGGCATGCCGTCGTCAACGGTTACGCGAAGACCTCGGAAATACGAGATCGTTTCACCCTCGCTCTCCTTGACAGTATCCAGGAGGTTGTTCTTGTGCATGCGGTTATGCACCACAGAGTGAACTGCGATGTTGGTGATTTGGTTTTTTGCGTCACCTAGCGTTTGACAGGCATCGAGTACCGCAGAAGCGCTGATGTTGGTAAGCCCATCTACGAACCCGCCGCCCGAGATATCAACCCGAAGATCGTTCAGGGTGTGAGTATCAGAGCCGGTTGGAGCCGCAGCGTTGTCAGCAATCACGCCAGCAACAGTCGCTAGCACCATCTTCTGCAAACGCCGACGCCAGTAGTCAGCCACTAGACTTGCAATGACAGTAAGCGGATCATCCTTACCCTTGGCACCAGCAATCATTGCGGAAACGTTCATGCTGGACCAGTGGTTGTTGCGATCCACGTACACGCAAACCTCGGTGTGCGTGTTGATATCCTGGGGCGGAGGGAACGCCGTACCGAAACCCGCAGTGTAGAGCGGAGACTCGGCCTCAGACGCCGAACGCTCCATGCCGGTTGCAATGGAGTCACCAGACGCCAAATCATTCCAGGTGGGCCGGGTCAATAGAAAGCCACCGCCACCATTACCGATGGTAGACGCTAGCCAGTCTTCGAGAACGCCGTCCGACTGAAGAATACCTGACCGAAGAACTTCGGTCTTTTCTTTGGTTCGTTCAAGAACCATGCCCGTGAACACCGTCGGATTGACGAGGTCAGTGAGCGTAACTGAATTTTGAGCCACTTATTAAAGTCTTTCTGATCAAATGATCAGTAAAAGGTGAATAACAGACAGTATCGGTCCTGCCTGCCATCACGGCTCGGCTGGTAACTAAGCACAGTCACTGTACTTAGTTACCACTATTATGGCACGGTATTTGCAATAAAGCAAGTACCGTGCCAACTATTGGTTTTTACTTCTTTTCTTGGTAAGTGTCCCAATAAGTCTTCAAACCTGACGCCTTGAATTGACGTTCAGCTTCTTCTTTATTGGTTTGGAGCAGCTGACCACGTGCGGTCATGTTGTTCTCCTTGAACACGTTCTTGGTAAAGCCGCCCGGGCTGTTATTAGAACCCGGAGCCCCTGTTCCAGAAGACGGTGGCCAGCAGCTAGCGTAAACTTTCTGAATAGCCGGGAAAGCGTCTTTCAACAGAGTACCGTGCTCCACACCAGGCAGACCCGATTTCTCCTTGATGACCAATTGACCCGCGGCATCCACTTCACAAATACTGTTAGCCAGCAGCATCAGAGGAGAGATTGCCGTCCCGTAAGCGTCCGGAGAAGCCTTGAACTCCGAAGCCAGCGCACGCATTCCTTCGTTGATTGTGTTCTGCCGCTTCTCTGCCTCATACGCCACGACCTTAGCGTTTGCTTGATCCAGGTTCGTCTTGAGACTGGTGTTCTCGGTCTTTAGCGGAGCAATACGTGCATTTACGATCGCTTCCACCTGTTTCTCGTCCAGCTTCTTACCACCTGCCTCAGCCAGAGTTTCTAACTCAGGAATGCGACCAAGTTGCTTCTTTACCTCTTCAGCGTCCAAACCCTCAAATAAATTGAGCTTGGCTTTTAAGTCCTTGCTCACGTTTCGCTCATCGTTGAGCGCCTTCTGTACGCGGTCCAGATCACCTTGAGTTTTTGCCCCTTCTACTTGGAGCTCGTACTTGTCACCCTTCTTTACGTAGTGACCCGCTTCTTGTTCGGACAGACCATCTAGGCTGTCCAACATCATTTTCAATGCCATTGTTTACTACTTTCCTTTGTATCACACTCAGGAAGTAGTGAGCCAAGGTCACCCTGGCTCAGTACTTCTTGGGTTTCTTTGTTTGCTTAGGTTTCGGCTTTGGTTTGGGTTTACGTCCTTGGAGTAGGACAGGTTTGGGTCTAATCACTTAGTGCAGGCTTTCAGTTGCTTTGATACCGCGGCAACTTCAGCGGGGCTAACTTCAACAGCTTTCAACGTCTCGATCGGATCGAGCTTACCTGCCAGGGCTGCTTCCACCATCTCGGAAGTAAAGTACTTCTCGTACGGTTTCAGCACTTCGGCCACGCATGCTACTCGTGCCTGAACCTTTTCCTGTACACTGTCAATCTTTTCTTGAACGCCTGCGCAACTAGCTAGAACTAGGGCCAACAGACAACTCTCGAACAACTTCATTTTCTTCCTCTTCTTCTACCGCGAACGGTGTGATTGTTTCTCGATACCTAACAATAACTAAACCGCTAGAGCCCGCGTCAACAAAGCCCCAACGATCGCCTTCTTGAACCTCTTCCGGGTCAAGCAGTTCTTTTAATACGCGGGACGTCTTCACGTGAAACTCGTCCTGCTGAGTCGACTTAGTTAGTCGACGTTTAATCTTAGCTGCTGCCACTAATTCTCTCCTTTACCTGCTGCAACGACAGCGGTCGTAAGTTATTGTAGCTAAATTCACCTTCACCAACGTACCGCTTAAATCGAGCGTCTTGCGTGCCGATCCATGCGCTATAGTTAGAAACTACAGAGGAACCGCCATCTGTGAACAGTGGGATACGATCAGAGCGACAATAGAAATGATAGCCGGGTTGAATACCCTTACCCCGTTCGAAAGTCTTGCCATGAAGATCAAAACAACCCTTGGTGGTTCTGTTGTCTAAGATGCTTACCCACAACTCTAGGTTAAAGACATCGCTATTTAAAGAAGCCATTGCGTCTTTAACTTTGGCTCCCCAGGCACTAATCGCCGTAGGAATTATTGAGGAGACAGCCCGCTTCACACTAGCCATGACTGCAGATAGTTTGCCCATAATGCGCTTAAAAAGCTGCTGTAGGCTTTCACCGGCCAATACCGAAATGCGTACTTGCCCAATTAGTCTGCGTAAATCGGAAGTGAAAAAAGACTTAAACCAATCTTTGATGTTGTGCCCAACTACGAGAACACGGGGAAGCAAAGATTTAGGATCCGGCAAGCTTAGTTTAGTTGGAGAAGCTCTAACCATCTCCCTGATCTCTTCGTCGAACAAATCGATAAGTGCCGCCACAGTTTCACGTTCCGCCTGGTTCCAAGCTCTACCGCGAATGCGAGTCAAGCGTTGTTCTGCTACTTTCAGACGTACGCTCAACCTACCGTTTGCTCCAGTGGCAAATAGATTGAGTAACTCCTTCCGAATCTCGGGGGAAGTGTCTTCCAAAATTTTAAAAATTCTGTCAGTCACGTGTTTTGCGTACCCTAATGAGTACACCTTCCACCGAAGCATCCGATCTACGAAACTTTGGTTTTGTGTCATTCGCTACCAGTCGGCGCAGGCTGATCAATTTCCTGCTGGTGCAAATCCAGCTCGGCCTGTTCCTTCGGGGTAATCTTCGGAGCAAGAACATCATCAAGGACACCCTCTTCCTCGATCTGTTTCATCATTTGCTCGAAACTGAGATCCTTACCAGGACCGCCGCGTTCGACGCTCCACTTGTGCAGCGCTTCCCAACTGAATGGAGCACCCAGCATCTTAGCCTCCACCAGATTCTTGAAATCCATGGCGGCGAACTCTCGACTAGCGAACTCGAAGTTGGGCTTTACGATAATGGACTCGATATTTTTTACGCCCATGAACGTTGCAACGTCTCGCAATGCGCGTTGCAACCCTTCTCCACCTGTAATGGCAATCTCGTTGAGGGTTGCCGTCTTACTGCCGATGCGCATTTCCAGTGCGGTTCCACTCTCGCGCGCACGAGAGGAAGCGTCCATGAGCTCACCCGCTTTGCTGTTGGCAAGCTTCAGATCATTCTCGCGAGCAGTCCGCAGTTCAGGCAATCCCTCGCTGGTGACACCAATCCACTTGGCATCACCATCTTTGGTGGGTGCGTGAATGTGTCCGCCGGCCCCAATCCGAATTGGGATTTCATTGTTTTGATTAAACCCCTTGGTAAATAGGGTGTCTTGGGTTTGCATATAAAGTGCTTGACGGTAGTCTGCCTCTAGTCTATAGATAGCTAGTGACAGATCACTCAACCCAAGTAACGGGGGATCTACCGTGCAGCTAAGAGTTGAATTCGCATTGACAAACACCCACGGAATATGCCGAAAGGGTTCTCCGCGAACTACTACTGGCCTCATAGCAGTCGGATCAAAATTAGCTCGATTGTCAGATACATCAGAAAATACACCATACGTGTATTGACCCGATTGTGGGTCTAGGCGCAAAACGCGGTACTGCTCAACAGTTTCCCAACCAAAATCACCTGTCCTACGAGGACCACTCTCATCCAAAACTACAAGTTTGGTGCGTTCATACGTAGAGTCCCCTTCGAAACCAGCGTCCCAGTTAATTATTCTTTCCGTATAGTAGGTTGCTATATAAGGCAGGGGTTGCCCGTAGGCGGCATCACTTGAAATGTCAGTTAAAAGGCCCAGTCTGCCCGTGATAAGTTGCTGGCGGTTTATCGATCGCAGCAGCTGAAGGATATTTTCACCACCTGTCGTGGCTTTGGACTTGAGATACTCCATCTCAGAAGGTATCTCAAACGTCGGAGGCTTGTTCCACAACATGCCCATCGCGGTGTCAACAGCGTCTGACACGAAGCTGTGGAACAAGGCTCTAACCAAATAGGCGTTGTATGCCTGCAGGCCTTTCCCTCCAGCGCTCATGCCGTCCTGAATCATGCCGGCAGTGGCTGGCAGGTACTGTATCGTCCGAGCTTTTACTGCGCGCTGGCCCGCCCAGGTGTCGCGCATTTGACGCCAGTCGTTGACCCTGTCTTGGTATTCAGGGTGTTGAGTACTGATACTATCAGTACTGTTGACGGCTCGGCCGATCTTGTCATAAATAGCCATTACCGAGATTCCTTACTAACAGTGTTAGAGGCCTCCCGGTAACGCTCCGACATCATTTTACGGGCGTAAGCCTTCTGTTTACGATCCTCGTGACGAATCTCGTCTACAAGTTCGTACAAAAACCGACCAAACATCCAAACGGTTTTAAGGGTTTTAAGGACTTTCAAAGATTTGGCATAGAGTTTGCCATAACCTTGGCCGTTTTGCAAGTACGTCTGGCACGACTACGTCGTACGGCCTCGACATAATAAGCAGATCCCTTACGTTTACGGTACGTTGCCTGATACTCGGATCTGTCACGAGTAGACGCTCGGCAGGCCGAACACTCTTCATACACCCAGTACCCTGAAATCTGGCACCCAGAGCACGGGTGCAAAATTTTCCCACGGGCCATTAGTTATCGGTCGATCGGAGAGGAATGGGCGGGAACTGCATGTATTCCGGTTCCGGATCTGCGTCGTCAGGGGTTAACGTGAACTGTGGGTCGAAGTCCTCCGCAACTAAAATCGGTATAATTGCGTAAGTGTCCTTTGAGGTATAGGGAGCATCATTCTCCAGCAGGTGATCGATTGCTCGCTGGGCCATGTCTTTGGAGGCAAATCCGGCCCTACCAGGGCCATGGAAAACCGCCTCATAAAATCCGTGCGCCTCTCGTCGAACTACGTGGAATTGCAACCTATACCCGATTTTCACTACTTCTTGTTCTGACATGTGGGTCCTTCCTCGTAGTCCGATGAATGATTCTGCTGACATTCCATAAATATCTTCTGGCCCTTCAAACGGTGTACACTTCGCAAGTCGAATATGCAATGTAGTTCACCATCAGGAAGATAGTCCTTACGGTAGGGCAAGATTTTGTCGAACTTGAATTTCAAAATTCCACACTCTCTCGCCGCTTCATCAAGTCCTCAATAACTTTGGCCCAGTCGACGTCCCTAGACCTATCGCGGGACGTCATCGGGATCACGGGGCCGTAAGCAGCTTCAGGAATTGCTCCGCAAGACTCACAACGTGGGGCAGGAGGTACAATTGACCAGTAAACCATTGGCGAAGACACACAGCCTCCGCAAATAGAGCACGTTCCGTGTATAATTTTATTGCCGAAACCACGATACACGGTAAATCCTAACACACTTAGTAGTCGCAGGCAATCCCTCCGGACCAAGCCATTCTACCTAAATTCATTACCCCGTAGCGCGCAGCGTCAGCTCCATGATCAGGGCCGTCTGTTACCAGATCTTCTGGATACGATTCGTCCCGTTGCAAAAAGGGTACAGTCTCCCAGAAATACTTACACCGCTCACTGATCCATAGCCCCGGCTTACCTTTACGCTCTTTGGCCGCAACCAGCATGTTGCGCATCTTGGACCAGCCAGCGATACGCTCCTTCTTCGGCTTGTTCAGATAGATCCCATGCTCTTGGAGAGTCAGCAGCAGGGAATCTTCGATACCGTAAGCGTCGTCACCCACTCCCTCAGGAGGGCAATTCCATCGCTCACAGATTTGCTTTACCGCGTCCGCCAGTTTGCTTGGCGGCCATCGGAGACCTTCGTTCAGGTCATTCTTATCACATATCGCTAATTCGTCACACAGAATAAGCGATCCTTTGGGAAATCCCATCACCCCTGGGGATTCGGCGCAAATGTAGGTGATGCATGGGGCTCCGGCACCCCAGTCCATTGCCACGTACGGATGCCATGCCGACGTGAGCTTTTGCACAGGCCATCGGGAATTGGGGAGCATGTGAACGCTTTCCTCCAGAGCTCCCGCGAAGTACGCCCCTCGCGCAATATTCCAGTCTCCGGTATCCCAGGCCTTAAAAAGCTCCTCGTCATTGCCGCAAGCTTCTTTGAGGTTCTTGAGGTACTCTTCTTGATCGATGTGGGGGTTGTCCCGCCATGTGGAGGGGCATACCACCCAGTATCTCCCGTTCTTCTCAAACGGGGTCCACGCGGGAGCTTTGGCGATATATTCGAAGTGAAGGTGCCCATGCTGGGCACCGCCCGGGTTAGCGGCATAGATAACGCGCTTCTTGACCGCCTTGGGACCACGCACGTTTGAAACGAGCAGCTTGATCCATTTTGGGTTGGTGATTTCGCCATACTCGTCTACAATCAGTAACGTGAATGACTTACCCTGGAACTTCTTATAGTGCTTCTGCTCTGCCAGCTGGGCGAACCGGACAACGGCGCCATTGGGAAACGTGAAGCTGCCCTCACTCTTGTTTCGATGGACTCGATCCCCATAGGCATCGATGCACATGGAGTGGAAATCATTTTCAAGCTGCTCTAGCGCCTCATACGTCTCACGAACGATGAGCACTTTAGCCAGGAACCCGTACTGCTCGCAGTGTCTAATCGCGAGCATGTGAATGGCCACTGACTTTCCGCCACCACGGCCGCCGGCCAGAAGGAGATTGCACTCCTCTGGCATGGACAATACTGTTCTCTGATACTCAGTCGGCCTAACAGAAGGCATTAAGTTTCGACTTCGTTACCCTCTGCGTCATAAACAGGCTCTTTAGCGTCCTGGTAGTCTCGCATGGTCGCCGGCTCCGGTAGTGCTCGCGGCGACACACCTGCCTCTGCAAGGCGTTTTAAGTCGTCCAAGGACATCGATGCCGGCAGGTGGATAACGACGTTAGAGGCAGTCGTTTGCGGAGGATCATTCTCTCGGAACCCGTGCTGAGTCTTCAATAAGAACATCGCTGCCGGCGCAAAACCTGTACGGGCAGATTGCACTAGGATCCTTACGAGCTCGTCTTGCTGAAAAGCGTGCCCGGAGCGCAGAGCCTCGTTCAACTCGGGCTGTCGACGCATGCACTCACGTAATCCGTGCTCACCAATGCCCAGCCGGTGAGCAATGGTGACGATCGACAGCCCGTCCGCGCGCATCGTGTAGCATGCCTCGATACCTTTAGGGGTGATCTGGAGCATCTTGGTAGAGTTCTTGTTGTAAGGGCTAACAACGTGCTCTACCGTATCGGACAGATCTAGCCCGTCGGACATCAACGGGTCCAGGTTCATTACTTCCGCCTGCCGGCGGTACATGGACTTGGGTGTGCGTGCAGTCGCCAATGTAATCGGGTCTATTTTACACTAGACCCGTAACATATGCAACTAACGTGCCAGCGGTAAGTGCCGCAGCTTACTCTTTGCGGCTGACCCGAAAGCCACTGCAGTCAGTTGGTTATTCAGATCAGGTTCGAAAAAACCTAAGACTTCCGTTAGCTTGTCTTGGTAAACCTCTATGTAATTGAATAGTAGCTCGTCTTCGCCAGCTTCCAGCACCACCATGGTGTCACCCACGTCCGCTTGCGGGTAAGCCTTACCAAACTCGTGAGCTACATGAGCTACTTGCGCGAGCTTTAAACCGGGGGATAGATCCTTGTTGACGACAATATGTAACCGTTTAGAGGTAAGGGGTTGTGACTTAGACATAATAAAGCCCCTCCTTCGGGGCTGAAGGAGGGGCGGGT